TTATTTGATTTTTCTCCCGTCGGGATTGTTGACGAGTCCGAGCACGATTAAAAGCCCTGCGACCGCGTTGACAATCCCGTACGCTACGGGTTCGTTTATTTTCAGACCGCACGCTTCGAGAAGGTAAAACACACTGCCCGCAAGCGTCATCAGATACCCGTAATTTTTAATCTTTTCCCTGAACCAATTGAACCAATTTTTTATTCTTTCCTTCATCGTCCGCCCCCAAAATATCAGTTAAATATATTTTTTAGTTTTCGTCGTTGCGCGCGATTTCAGGACGCTTAAAAGTTTCTCGTAATTGTTTCCGAGATAGCCCTTCATTGTGCCGCTTGCTTCAAGCGCTTTTACCGCGACGTCGGGATCGAGCGACGTATAAAAACCCAAAGCGACGTTGTAACGTTCGGCAAAGTTTCTTGCTTTTTCGCCGGTGTAGCCGTTCGCCTTTTCGTACGCGTCCTGTTGTTGCTTTTCAAGGCGTTTGTTCGCTTTGTAGTTTTCGACGTATTTTTGTTTTTCCTTTTCGAGTTTCAGATTTTCGTCGGTTTCTTTCTTTTCAAGCGCGGCGTTTTTCTGATTCTGATCGGCAAGTTGTTTATCCCTGTTTTCTTGCAGTTTATTGATTGTTTCGGTGATTTCGACGGCTTTTTTAAGGTCAAGGTTGCTTAAAGCCTCGTCGCGCCAACTTTTAAGAGCGTCGGATTTTTCCTCAAAACTCAAAAGCGCGTCGCTTAAAATATCGTCGGCTCTCGCTCTGCCCGCGTTTGCGGCTTCGCCATATTCGTTAATCGCGCTTTCAAGGATACTGCCCCTTGCGATGCCCTGTTTCACCGCCTTGTTTTTGCTGTTTTCCCTGAACGCGTCGAAAAGGCTTTCGATTTCGGAAAGCGTTTTCTTGTGCGTTTCTTTGGCTTTTTCGCGCTGCTCGTTGAGTTTTACAAGGTCGTCGTACGCCTGTTTGTCGATTTTTTCAATGCTCGACTTGTAATCCGACTCCGCCTTATCGTTTGCGACGGCTTTGATTTCGTCGTCGGACAACACGTCGTAGTTCACCCTGTCATATTTCACCGGTTTGAAGATTTCGTCAAAGTCGGGATCAGGCGCGGCGGGGTTGTTTTTGTTGTACTCGTCTTCAAGCGCTTTCAACTGCCCCGTGATTTGACTTTCGCGCCTTAACGCGTTATTGACTTTTTCGTTTTCTTCGGCCGCCTTTTGTTTTTTGGTTTTGAAAAGGTCTTTGATATCGTCCCACCAACTATTTGCCATTATTGATTTCCTCCAAAGCCGCCACCCGTTTTTCAAGCGCACGCAAATAATTTTCAAGGGTTTCGACGGTGATAAAAAGTTCGTTAATTTTATTATCCATAAGCATTTTTTACGATAAATCCACCGTGATCGACGGCGGAGTAACGGTATAACTTCCCGATTCGCTGTTTTCTTTCAGATATACGCGCATTTTTGAAAACGCACGGTTTACGATGATTTTTTGCGGAAGATCCGCGCCTGTAAGGAGGTATTCGATTTTATTTCCGTCAAGTTCCAGCCCGAGCGTTACCGTCCCGTGCGCCGTAAGCATAACGTTTCTGACGCTTTTTTGCTTTTCGGGATAACCGAGGTCGGTGTAACCCGTCGTCCAGTACCTTGGCAATTTGTCGGAAAAATACCTGCCCGTGTCCGAAAACATACCGATAAGGTGCTTGTTCACGCCTGCAAACGTCATAAAAACCGACGAAAGCGTATGCACGTTGACCGCCTTTATAAAGCGTATATCCATACCGCGAAGTAAGGTCATTTTGTTCTTTTTTACGTCGCACACCGCAAGCCCGTTCGTGTTGTAAACGCCCTGATCTCTTACTTCGTCCAGAAATTTGACGGCGAAGTCCCCCGGGAAAACCATGTTGGCGGCAAGGAAATATTTCCCGTCCATACCCGTTGCGACGGCGTTTCTTTTGTCCTTAGACAAAAAATCGGACAAATCCGCAAAAATATTCTGCACGTTGTAGCCGTCAAGACACTTCAACCCTTCTTCCGTCAAAAAGACGATGCGGTCGCCGAGCGGCACTATCGTGTCGGGATAAATTCTTGCCGACGCCGTGTAAATTTTCGACACCGAAAAGTCGGTTTGCGCGCCGAATGCGGTCAGCCTTTCCACGCCGAAATCTCTGAAAACGTAAACGTAGTTCAGAAATTTCACGACTTTGATTACCTTGCCGCCCTCGTCGTCGAAGTCGATATAGCCCGCGCCGTCGCCCGATACTTTCCAGTTTTCGGGGTTGAAGTCGGCGGAAAACCACACCTTGTTCTGCTCTCCCGAAACGGTTGCGAAAATTCTTTCGGCATGCACGCACATACTTGTCATTTTCGGTGCGTTTTCGATTTTTTTCAAGGTCGTGCCGTCGTAGGTGTAAAAGAATCCGCGCTCGCTCGACGCGAGAAACAAATCCTTTCCGTTATACCGATAGCACGCGCTGCAATCTTTTCCCGCCGCCGCAAGATTTACGATTTTTCTGAACGTGTCGCCGACGGTAAAGACGCTCGTTTCGTAATACTCGTTGTCCGTTGTCCTGACGATAAGTCTGTCGTCGCGCTTATTCGTCGTCGCGTCGAACTTTCTGAACAAATGCAGGCTCATCGGCACGACTCCTTCGGGGAGCGACGCGACGGCGTGACGGAACGCAGGGGTAACGTCGCTTGGAAAAGTCGCGGCGGAAATGCCGTATTTTCCTTGAAGTACGCCCTTTTCGTACGTGAAGTTATACGACATCGGTGATGACGTCGGTGACGAAATCGCCTCGTCTTTCGTCGTCGAAACTCCGCGGAATTCGTCACTTTTAATCCTTATTCTCGTGAATGTTTTTCCGCGCACTACGCCCACCTCCTCGGTTTCACGTATCTTCCCGCGCCGCTGTGCGCTTTCAGCGCGCAAATACCTTCTCTGAACTTCTTTTCGGCTTGCGCGCCGAGGTCGATAAGGTTGTTTGCGTATGCGTATTCCGCGACGACGCCTTCCGACAAAAGCCAGCACGGGACGTTGCCCGGAAGTTCGGTCGAAAGCGAATACGACGGCAAAAGCGCGCAATATTCAAAGGTCGCTTCTCCGGAAAAATCGCTTTGTATATACGTTGGATACGCCTTGATTTTCCTTGTTTCCGCGCCGCGTTTCAATGAAATCGGATACACGATTTTCGGGTTTGTCAACGTCGAATATTGAAGTTCCCCGTCGACGAGCGTCACGTTTTCCGTCACAACGAACGGGAAATACGCGCTAATTATCTCGGAATGTACGTTTTCGACCGAGCACAACAAAATATCGACAAGTCTTTTTTGTTCCGCGGTAAGGTTTTCGGCGTCGGTAACGTCGACGACGCCGTACCCGAGTTTGACGAAACAGTTTTTAATTACATCGCTTACTTTCATTCAGATCTCCTCAAAATCAACTTTTCGTGCGTCGGGGTGCTTTTCGTAATACCTGAACGCGTTTTTCGATTTATAATCGACCTTATCTTTCAATTCTCTTTCTTTTGCGGCTTCGATTTTCAGATTCTGATCGTCGATTTCTTTCAGGATTTTGTCAAGGCGTTCGATTCTCGTTTTATAAAGGTAGTCGATAAGCCTTGCGTCGAGTTTTTCGTAAGGACACACGACCTGCAATTTTCCTTTTGCGAACACCTCGTATCTTTTCCCCGCCGTATCGTAATAAATCTCGTAATCGGGGTGGATTTCTTTCACCCTGTCGCACACGTCGTATAAATCGTTGTAAATTCGTATTTTCATAGCGTCCCCCGCAAGGGGGCGCGCGGCAAAGCGCGCGCCGGAATTGTTATTAAGTTTCCGTCAATCAGTCGACGGTGATGTTGGTGATTTTCGCCTGACCAACGGGACGTTCGCACATAAGGTCGGCGTACTTGACAAGCGTTGCGCTGTATGCCGCGCTGCCCGCTTCCTGTTTCAGAATTCCGCCTGCCGCGTCTTCGATCCAACGCCAGTCGCAAAGCTGATGCAGTTTGAAGTCGTCGGTGTTCAGAAGGTACATATCTTTCTTTCCGCAGAAGCGGTCGACGACGAAAGGAATTCCGCTGTACGACAACGCCTTATAGCCGCAGTCAAGATTCATGACGTCGACGTTGTGGTTGGAACTTGCACAGTACGCGACGTACTTTTTCCTGACGGCGTAGCTTGTCACGATAAAGTTGACAATACCGCCGGAACGTTCTTCGACGTGGTCGATTGCGTCCTGGATAAGAGCCGCGGACATTGCGCCGCCGGTTGCGTCTTTGTACGGTGTAAGGAAGTCGTAGTCGGCGCGGGTAAGACCGTAAAGCGTACTTGACGTGCCGAAAAGGGACTCTAAACCCGTTAATTCGTTGCTTCGGCTGCCTTGTACGTAAACGATGCTGTCCTTGCCCTGAGCGGCGGGAAGGTTTGCAGTGAGCGTTACGACGTTGTCCGTGTGGTCGACGCTTTTGACGACTTTGTTTTTCATCGCGTTTGTAATCACCCCGCTTGTTTCGATGTCGATGACCATACCGGCTTCGATTTTCGACGCGTCGTCAACCTTGAATTTTGCAAGATTTTCGTTGCCCGAATATAAGACCGTAGTTGCGAGTTTTCCGCTGCCGTCGCCGAAAAGCATACGTGCGAAGTTTCTCTTACTTGCCGACAAAAGTCCTTCCATTTCGGCGTTCAGAAGGTTTACGAACGCGCCGGAGTCGTCCATGCTGGCTCTCAATGCCTTGTCGGAAATTTCGATTTTGCCGAAAAAGTTTTTAAGGTCGGTGGTAAGCGTAACGTACGAATTACCCTGCGCCTTGGGAAGCGCGCCCGTTTCGGTGCCCGACGTGATGCCGCCGTTTACGCCGTAGGTTACGAGTTTTTTGACTTCCTTACCGAAAACGTTGTTGCTTGTTCTTTCGACCGCCGCAAGGAAGGGGTTGATTTTCGTGTTGAGTTGTCTATATGCGTTGCGATGTCCGTGATTTTTGATACCCTTTGTATGCGGCTACTCGTCAGACATATTGCGCACTTGGAATTTGCCCTCTTTTAATTTCATTTATAATTTGTCCGTCATCGTCAGCATTTTCCCTTTCAATAAAATAGACTTTTTGCGCAAAATATGCTATAATTTTTAGCGTTATTACGAAAGCAAAGGGGGCAATATGAAAAAGAAAATCTTCATCCACATTGCCCTTATTATCTTGATTGCCATTCCCTTATATTTCATTTTTCACGCGTGGCTTAACCTAAACTCTAAAACAGATCCCGAATATCGATACGAAACCGTCACCGCTACTGAACCACGAGTCTATGTAACCAACACGGGTGACCATTATCATAATGGCAGTTGCGGATACCTTCACTCGCGCATAGCAAAAGGACGAACCCAAGCAATTGAAGAAGGCTATACCGCTTGCTCTGCTTGTGGCGGTCGACCGAGCGGAACGATTACAGTCACCTATCAAAAGCGAGTACCCTATGATCCAACCGCCAAAAATATAGGTGGTTCAATCGCTCTCGCGGTTTTTATTGCTCCTTTAATTTATCTCTTTGCCTATGTTATAATTAAAAATCGCATTGAAAACAAGCCCATCAAATCAACGCACTCTACGACTTCAACGCTTCCCCATCCTACAACACAAATAGAAACAAAACCTGCTCAAAATCCAGATGCCGAAGCGATTGAACGGATACGAAATAACCCTATTGAAAAAATACGAAAATTTATTGGAGAACGCGTAGCCCATCCTAAATACGGCCCTGGAACTGTTACAAACATTGACAAACAATACATCCATGTTCGATTCGATAATACGAACGAAGAGAAAACATTCCAATTCCCAGAAGCCTTTTTCAAAGGATACCTTTCAATTTTAGAATAACAAAATAGCCGCCCGGCATTAAACCAGGCGGCTTTCTTTCTACCTATGCTTATCGGATAATCGGCACAGTCCGTTCAAAATAATCTGAGAAAACGAAGGTCACTTCTTCTTCCTTAACGATTGCCTTTTGCACCAATTTCCTGAAAACCATATCATCGAACTGCTCAAACGGCTTTTTCCCTTCGAGAAACTTCTGCAATTCCTCGCTCCGCTCGCGGTGCATGGACGCCCTAACGCGGCTCTCCTCGGCTTCTTTTATCCTACCCTTCAGTTCCTCAAGCTCCCCCATCAAAGCCTCGTAACGGGCAACCAGGGCGGCGTCGTGCGAAGATACGCTCTCGGTCATCAATGTCTGCAATTCCTTCTGCTTTCCCGTGTACTGATCCTTCAACTTTTCGATATTTATGGGCGACAGCTCGGTCTGCAAGACCTTATTGATATTTGCTATGACCGTGGCAATAAACCCTTCCTTATCGTCGATAAGCGAATTCAATGCCGCGAGGAATGCTTGCTTTAAGGTTTCTTCACGCACTTGTGTCATCTCGCAAGCCTTGTTTCCATTGAGCTTGTGGTTGATACACACCCAAGTGAAAACGTGGTCGTATCCCTCCGCTCCCTTGCGCTTGATATCGTAGCAATGCCTGCGGTATTTTGAACCGCAACACCCACAGAACAGCCTATTGGAAAAAGCGTACTGCGTGGTATATTGCGCCTTGCCTGTCTTTCCAAACCCGCGCAAAGTCCTACGGTATTCGAACTCGCGCTGCACCCTGTCGAAAATTTCCCTTGAAATAATCGGTTCGTGGTTATCTCCCACAAAATACTGATCACCCTTCGTGTTTGGTATCCGCCGCCTATTCTTGAGGTCACTACTAACGGTCTTTTCCAAAATGAGGTCGCCAGCGTATTTTTCGTTACGGAGCATATTTAACACCGTGCTGTCGTGCCACTTCGCTCCGCGCGGCGGCTTGACTCCCCGCTCATTGAGTATCTTGCATATCTGCCCCACCGTGTAACCTTCCAAAAACGAATGAAAAATGAACCGCACCTCTTCAGCCTCGGCGGGATCAATTTTGAGCTTTTTATTTTCGTCCAGGTAATAGCCGTAAGCCTTCGGCATCCTGTACCTACCGCTTTCAATGCCCATGCGTATGCCGTAGGACACCGATTCGCTCAAGGTCTCCGATTCCTCTTGCGCCATCGACGCAAACAAGGTCAGCTGCAGCTTGGTGGTCTTGCTGTCCCGTATGCTACTAAGGTTCTGCAATTCGAAGTAGACCTCCACGTTCAATGCCGTCAGCTCCTCGATTGTGGCAAGGCAGTCCACGGTATTCCTGGCAAAACGGCTAACCGACTTAACAATGATTTTGTCGATCTTCCCGGCGCGACAGTCCTCTATCATTCGTATGAAGTTTTTCCTCTTGCGAATGCTTGTCCCCGTGATACCCTCATCGGCGTACAGCCCAACATCGATCCATTCGGGATGCCGCGCCAAGAGCTGCCTATAATGCTTTTGCTGTGACTCGAAGCTCGTCTTCTGCTCTGGTTTCCCAGTCGAAACACGCACATATCCCGCCACGCGAATGAGCTGGGGTATTGGCTGTTCATCCTCGCCAAGCCTCACCTTCGGCTTGATGATTTTTACATTATTCGGTAACATATACCCTCCCTATTTCATCTCTGGTTTTATAATAGTCGACCACTTCGACCTTGACCTTATGCCCGCAAGCCAGCTCGTAGATAAGGTTATTCCTATCCATCACCAGAATGCGTTGCACGAAAAGGTCAAAGACCTTCGGATCGAATACCTTCATAGGTTTCGCGGTTTTCAGAACCGCCTGTATTTTCTTGAGGTTTCGGTTGAAAGTGGAAACCTCAAAATTTCTGGTAAGGAGTTCCTTCCTTCTATCTTCAAGCGTAAGCATTTCCCCGACCAGCCGTGTGTGGTTCTTTTTCATCTGCTCATTCAATAGGCCTTTGACCTCAAGCTCGAAATATTTTTTCTCCGATTCGCGCAACTCGTCCAACCGCGCATTAAGGTCATTAAACTCTTTATTGTCCGTGACTATATCTTGCAATACCGACCTATTTTCAAGCAAGTAATTGAACACCGACATAAAGCCGTCCTCAAGCGTACCGATGCGTTGGAGTTTATTACGGCATTCGCGCCGACAAGACCGCACCGCTTTACCGCAAGCAAAAGCAATCTGCGCAAAATCATGAACACAGTTCGTGCGCCCTTGTCGAATGAACAAGCCGCCGCATTGCCCGCAGTACACTTTCTTACAGAACACATCGGAATGCCCGTAATCCTTCGTTACCTTGATATGCCTTGACTCTCGCACCTTTTGGCACTGGTCGAACAGCTCCTTAGAAACGATCGGCTCATGATGTCCTTCAAACAAGTACATCTCGCTCTCGCCGTTGTTCTTCACTCGCTTGGGGCCTTCTGTGCGCCACTTCCCGATTATCATATCGCCGTAGTATTTCTCGTTTAGGAGGATATCCCCGACAGAGCTTTTATTGAACGGATTCCCCTTCCTCGTCCTATATCCATGCTCGTTCAGCCACTTGCATATCTCGACCACCCTGGTGCCTTTTGCGTACTCTTCAAAAATGTGGCGAACGGCAACAGCTTCTTCTGGAACGACCACCATGTTCTTGTCTTTGTCGAGGCTATAGCCGAACAGCATATCGGGACGGAAAATATAATGCCCTTGCTCCAGCCGCCGTTTCATCGACCAAATCATAAGGTCTTGTAAATTATCACGCTCGTCTTCCGCAAGCGATGCGAGCATTGCCAGTCGGCTACAATCCCTATCGACAATTGTGTCAATGTCGTCCATAACGAACCGCACGGCGATTCCAAGTCCTCGTAGCTTTTCAATCGAGGTCATGGTTTCGAGCGCGTTCCTGCCAAACCTGCTCATCTGCTTACAGTAAACGACATCCACGCGCCCTTCCATACAGTCCTTCATCAAGACATTGAACTGCTTGCGTTTCGTTTGATATTTGCCCGTTGCGCCCTGGTCAATGTATGTCCCCACATTGACCAGCGTTTCATCTTTGTCGATAATCTCGTTCAACATCCGAACCTGGTCGGTTATCGACTTTTCCTGCGACTCATGGTATGTGCTTACCCTAACATAAGCCGCCGCCCGTTTGAGTTGTTGTTCCATAATATTTCTCCTTTTTCCGAGGGTACTCATATATTAAATAACGTCGGCAAATAGTCAAGCACTATGCCGCAAATAACAGACATTTTCTCACTTGAACCCCCATGCGCTGCACAGCACATCACCACACTCAGCCCACCCCGAAACTTTCCTTGTTCAGCGCATCGATGCGCTCAAACTCTGCCTGGGTGATTTTATTATTCACGAGCAAGTTCAGGATGAGTGCCGTTGCCAGGTTATACATGATTTCGTTCGTTGACTGTTCCATACAGACCTCCTTTGCCACGGGCAGTTGCCCTTCACTCTACCTATGACAAAAAGTCCGTTCCCGCTCACCCCCTTTTTAGAAAAAGGCAAACAAAAAAAGCCACCCACGAGGTTTCCCCCATGAGTGGCTTTGCCATTTACTGTTCCTTTTCGTTCGTGTCACCCGAACCGCCGCTATCCGAATCCCACTTTCGGATCTGCTTGATGATCTGGTTTGCGCCGGTCGCCGTCAGTCCGCTCGCCCCGCCGATAACGATTGCTACCAGCACATTCTCTGCCGGGATAATAGACGGAATGAAGAAGAAGCAAATAACACCGCAAACGACACCCAGTCCTGTGGCGATCAACGGAATGAACCGATTAAAGGTTTCATTCTCGCCCACTATATGTTTGGTGATATTGATCACCCAATACACCACCGCCGCAATCGCAGGCACGCTGATAAGGTTCAGATACTCTTCCATAATAATGTCCTCCTTTATTTATGCGCTCTTTTATTCATAAAATCTTCGATTTGGTCGATAGCCTCTGTAACGGGGCCATCGCACCCTTGTTCCTTCAAGCCTTTCAAACAGGCAAGGATACCGTGCGTAAGGACGGTCTGCTCCTCTTTCATCGCCTTAATATCCACGTCCTGCTTTTCCTGCCGCAGAAACCACTTATACGCTCCGAACACCACGCCGAGGATAACGCCCAACGCCGTGACGACCGAAGCGACCGTCGTAACAATCGCCACCATCTACACCTCCGTTACTCTTCGAATGCAATCACGCTTTCCAAAAGCGTCATGTCATTGGGCGTGGGATAATCATCGGACGAAACGAAATCGCACTCACGGATGACGACCTTGTCGATACCATCGATCTCCGTATCCTTGAGCTTTGCGATCTCCGTTTCGAACGCGATCCTCGCCTCGACATCCACGAGCTTCAGCCTTCCGTCCGCAAGGAACACGGGGTTTCCCTTATCGTCCTTCTCGGCATACTGCGTGACTGCTTTCCGCTCGGCTTCCGCATAAAACTCCACCTCGCTCTCCACGGCTTTACGCAGCTTTACGAGCTGGCGTAGCACCTTGTAGTTGTTGAACCGTTTCTCGGTCAGCCGTTTCAGCGGTTCACGTGCGTTAAACACATCGATCAGTTTCATAGTCCTCCTCCTTGATCAAACGAGCCATGCCGGTCTGTCCGGCACAGCTTTTGTATCGGTTACGTCCAGCCAGGCTTGATACCACACGCCCAGCTCTGCCTTCTGCTCTTCGGTCAAACGGTCATACCAAAGCTCCCCACGGTTAATGATCGAAAAACACTCCTCTTGCCTACGTCGGCGCAACTCCTCTGTCTCACGCCACGCCTGGTACTCCGCAGCCTTTGCCTTGTACTCCTCCGTTTGCGTGTATTCGTAGAGAAACAATCCCCCGTTATACCCGCTGACTAAGTTGTACTTATCCCGCTCAATCTCCAGGCATCTGTCATCGAATTTCTCGAAGTCGTCCTGGATGATCTCGCCGTCTTCATTCTGCAAATAAAAAACTTTCATAGTCAATACCCATACACAATGCAATTGAACCCGTGCGGCAAACCGTTCGAGTCCACGACCACATAAACGGTCGTACCGCTGATATAGATGCCGTAATTGGCTCTCTTGTTGATAAGGTTATTATCTCCGCTCAAGCTACTGCCTTCACCGTTTGTACCCTTCTCTCTCGGTATCACGATTGCGCCCGTGACCGTTGACAAGCCATGCGTGGTCTTTGTAATAGACACGCGCGAGTCGTTCGACACCGAGGTCGTGCGTTTCCAGAAATAGAACTTATGATTCTTCACATGCGGAATAAGGTCTGTTAGGTCGTATGTCGAACCGCTTACATTGCGGAGCGTCCATTTGCCCGAATACGCGCTGTCGTAGACCAGTTCACAAGACTGATAGCTCACAAACCTCGCATAAGCACCCCACTCATACACAGGCTGATATGGCGCGTCGGCGTACTGCCGAGGAATACCGATGATAAACGGCGTTGCGGCAAATGTAGTAGAACCGCTATCTGCGTTATAGTAGGTATCCCTTGCCGATGTAATCAAGCCTTCCGCAACGGTGGTATTCGTCCTGGAGCTTGACGAAGTCCTCTTTTTATATGAGGTCGACATCTTAATGCCCGCGTACTTGCTTGACGTGTATCCCGTTAAAGAAAACTGGTTCAAACCGAGCGACCAACCACGGAACGAGTCCCCAGAGCCATACGATGCGCTGACCGAATTTGCCGAAAACGTCGTCTTGTAATCGCCGCTCGTAATCACGATAGACGAGCCGCCGTTGGAGTTCGTCAAGCTCGAAGCACCTATCGTAAACCCGCCTATCGTGCCGGACGTTGCCGTGATCTCCCCGGATATCTCCGCATCCGATGCATACAGCTTACCCGCCGAAGTGACATAAAACTTCCCAGGGCCTAAGCCAATGCCCGTTGTGCCGATATATACGCCGGAGTTTGAATCGCTGTACGAGGTCTTGGTCTTATAAATGGACGACGTGGTGATGGTGAACCCGCCTATCGTGCCGCTCGGCGCGGACAGTTTTCCGCTGAACACAGCCGAAGATGCCTTATCCACGCGCAGTCCCGGCAGATTGATATAGTAGTTCGTGTCGTTCTTATTCGCCGAGATGTAATAGCTCGAATCCCCACCAAAACGCAGATACCCGTCTATCGTCATCTCTGCCAGCGACCCGCTCTTTGCCGTGATATCCCCCACCACTTCCAAGCCGGACGAAGTGATCTTCACGACCGTACTGGCATTCGAATACACATAGAACCCCGCCGAGGTCAGCTTCCAGCCGAAGCTCGAAGAACTGCTGCCGTAGCTCTCGTCCAGTTTCCCGTCCACCTCCGCCTCGATGGAAGTCGCGCGTTGCGTAAGAGACGTAATATTCCCTTCTGCCGTCGATACTCTGCTCGTCAACCCAGACACGGACACCGATAGCGAAGAGATATTCCCCTCGGCGGTCGATACCCGTGTCGTAAGACCGGATAGCGACAAAGACAACGAGGAAATATCCCCTTCGTTATCCTCCACCCTTGCCTCGATACTCTCCGCCGTCTGCTGTAGCGTTGAAACCTTGCTCGACAGCGTGGTGATCTTGCCCGTGTTGTTGTCGACTTCTTGCGTGACTTCGGATACCGTGCTTGTGAGTCCGTCTAAACTGGATTCCAGCTCCGCCGCCTTCGTAGTGAGCGTAGTCACGTTCTCGCGCAAAGAATCTGTATCGTTCTGTTCTTTCCACGCCGTACCGTTCCACACATACGTCCGAGGCGGCGATTTGCTCGTATCCACCCACAGTTGTCCGAGATAAGGGTCGGTCGGTGCGGTCGCAGAGGCTTCCACATCATTCAGCGAATGAATCGTAAATTGCGCAATCGCCCGCATAGTCCCCTCCTTCGGTCAGAGCGTTACCACTACCATGAACGTCGCTTTCGTCTGTACATCTGCCGTAGACACGGACAGAGTCTTGCCCGTTTTCGAGCCATTCGTCCCCCAGGCCGCATCGATCTCGCCGTCCTTATTGTATTTCGTCCAGGTATAGGTGCCTTTGCCCGATGCATCGATTTCCGCGCCAGCCTGATACACGACCGCAGTAAGTACCGTAGAGCCTTGACCGTTCTTGAACACATCCCCGCCCGTGGAAGTGATGACCACTTGGATAGGATCGGAGTTGTCGATGAACGTCGCCACATCCATGAACTTGCTGTTGTATGTATTCGATGCGGTATCCGTATCCGTTGCCACGCATCTGAACACGGCATAGCTGTCCACCGCCGCAGCATAGACCGTCATTGTCGCCGTACCCGTTCCCGTGTACTTGCCCGAAGTATCCGACAGCTTTCTCCAACCCGTGCCGAAGTCCGCATCATACCCTGCCGAAGACGAACCAGTAACGCTCGCGTCCATGACCGCCCATTTATAGGTCACGTTGGTCGTATCCACGGTCGAGCCGCGCCACAGCTCTGCCTTCGCGGTCAAAGTCGTAACTTCGCTGTTCTTGAACACATTGCCCTGCGGAGTCGTGACGATAAGGTCAACGATACCGCCGCCGTTGACCACGCGCGAGAACGTGATGGAAAGCGGATGCGTAATGGAAAGCCCTGTCGTTTCGTCATGGTAAGTGATCTCACAACGGTAGTCGATGCCAGGCAGTCCCGCCATCGTGTTTGCCTTGACGGTAAGGATATGGCTCTTTGATCCGCTAAGCGCATAATTCCCCGCCGAGGTGATGGGCGTTGTCGAATTGCCCTCATACCACTTGACCAACGTCACCGCCGAAGAAGTGATCTGGTCTGTAGTCGTACCGATGACATACAGCGACGGCGTTAACACCAGATTGTTCTTCGACCAATCGGGGTTATAGGTACTGTTATCGGGGTTGAACATCTGCGTCTTCGGATGGTTCGAACCGATATACCCCGTAAGCGTCAGCGCGTCGTTGTAGTCGATGATCGTAAATTGCCCTTGTGCTTTGCTCATTTCTGTTCCTCCTATTTCTCTGCTCAACCGAGCAGACTTTTTCTGGTCGTCGTGTCGATAAGGTCGCAGAAGAATGTCGCCCTCACCTTCACGTCATCCTTTGTTATCTCGATAGACTTCGAGCCACCGAAATGCTGTTGATTCCACTCTGCGTCCGCGGCCGCATCATCGGATACCCGCGTCCAGATGAACTGGTTCTCATCGAGCGTGTCCGTGATGTTCTCGTCCCAAGAATAAACGGTAGCTTCGAGAGTGGTCTGTATATTTCCGTTCTTGAAGATGTTCCCGTTCGTAGAGGTGATCACGAGCCGTAGCATCTTCTGCTCTTCGATCTCATCAATGCGCGAGTTGGTCTCTTCCACCGTTTCGGTCGTGGCATACGCGCGAAGCACCACCTCGCCAGTTTCCAAGTTCCAATACGACGAACCGTCCACCGATGACAACACGCCAGCCTTGATGATATTCGCCACCAGCGAACCCGAAGTGATAAAGTCCGCTACGATCTGCCCATCGGAAGTAATCGCCGTTTCATACGGTCCGTTGTAGCCGTTTGACGAGAACCCCAAGCCTCCGACATTCCAACGCCATACATTCACCGCATCAGCGATGTTTGGACTATCCAGAACCAATAATTCATACGGCTGTCCCGTTTCATCGCCGTGCAGAACGACATACCCGCCCTTCTGCCCCGTTATGAGCTTGGTCGCAGAATTGATCGCCGACTGCATGAGCGACGGGAACCGATCCACCTTCTGCACGATATTGTCTACTGATTGTGCCGTGTCGGATATCGTAGACAACAAGCTCGCTTTCGCGCTCCCAAGCGTTATGGAAACATACTTCTCCGCGAGCGTGTCGTACACGGTCTTAATGACCTTGACGTGTTCCGAGATGCCGAGTTCCGAATGCCGTACCGTTACTGTATCGCACAAAGCCACGCGCTCCAGCACCGCCGCGTATTCGGGCTGTTTCCATAACGCCTCAAACGAGATCGTGAGTGTAGGCGTTTCCATACCCAGCGGATTATTTTCCAAGTATTTCTGCGCCTTTTCCCGCAACAAGTCCTCGGTTATGACCGCATCTATATCGAACGAATCCGTGAAATCCTTGATGAGAGTCTTGCGTTGTGAGAGCGTGGTCTTTCCGATTTGGAGGATTTGTTCGGCCAAAGTAATGACCGTTTCGTTCCCCTCCTCGTCCTCGGTCACGGCATACGGCAACAGGTCGGTGTACACATCGCTGATGTCCGAATCATGCTCAAACTTCGTGAGGTTCTTGCCATACTCGATGACTACACCGTTGTTATGCCCTCTGCCTTGATGGTGAATGACCTTGAAGTTGTCCCATTCAAACTCACCGCCCCAAAGACTCAACACCGAACCTTCCTCACCGCCAAGAACTGCGCGCAGGCTTTTCGGCTTTGAAACCGCGAACGCTTTTGCTTCGTTGTAGTCCGTCTGGAACGTGAACCGATGCGGTGTCAAAGCGTTATCGAACACCTCTTCAATGGCAAGCTGAGGCGTGATCGGCGTGCTTTCCCATTGCGGCGTGGCGATGGCTGCAAGGTCATAGGAAATATGCTGCGCATAAATCTTGACGATGCCGTTTATCGGCGTAGTCACCCTGTAGATGCGGAACGCCTGCGGACTGCCTGTATCGCTCGGTTTTGCCTTGATGATACGCTCACGCTTGATCTCGGAATAGTTCATCCCCGTCACGGGATACTTGACCACGCACTCGTATGCGCCGTTCCGCTCTTCCGTGACCTCGCATGAAATGGTATCCGGCAATGCGCCGATACCGTAGCTTGCAAAGTTTGTGGCATCCGCCTTATACAAAATCGGTATCATATCGTCCGCCACCTCGGAATGATTTCTATATCCGTTATCCCACCATCGAAGGTGATGGTATTATCCCCCGGCAGAAATTGCGGAAAGCCGTCCCCTTCCACCGTGTCGTTTTTTGGCTCGGTATCGTGGTAGAAGTTCATCAGCTCGCTGTCACATTCCGTGTATCCGTTAAGCGTGGAGAACGTCCATATCTTATTGCTCGTTTCGGACTGGATAACGAGTGTACCGCTTCCCCTGCCGTTGAGCTTCAGGTACGGTTTTGCCGCAAACGGGTACGGATTTTTGAGTATAAACCCCGATTCCGCATATCCGCTCTTGGTCTGCCCGCTGATGAGGTATCGGAACGGCTGGCAAGAAAACGTGACTGAGAACGTGCCGATCTTATTGCATTCATCTTCGATATCCAATTTATTATTGAACACCGCCTTGCGCAGGAACTTTGTATCGTAGGTATCCGTCAGCTCATGATAACGGTCGGGTTCGGTATAGAGCCACGCCTTAATATCCGTCAGCTTATCCGCAAGCTCCGAAATACTCTTTGCGGGGACGAAACAAGTGTACGACACCTGCACGTTCGGAAACCTTCCGTTCGGCGATATCAAATCCCCGTCCCTGCCGGGAATAGACTGAAACGACAAGTCATACTTCGGCGCGGAAAAGATGTTCTTCGACATGATCCGAATGCCAAGATCGGACGAACGGATACCGTTGAAAGTAAACGAATTCACGCGAAAGTCACCCCCTTTCTCTTGATAAATTCACCAGCCGTCTGCATCACCTCATTCGTCAGTTCGTCGATATCCTCGCCCGAATAGTTGTTGAAGTTTGTAATATTGAGCTGTAAGACGAACCCGCCCGCACTACCGACTGCGCCGACGCTCCTCGCTCCACGCACGTCAATGGACGACGGCACAGAACTTGTAAGATCGGCAGACAGGTCATCAAATACAGAATTCAAGTCCTCGGTCATATCCGAAGCCGAACGAATCGCCTCGCCCGCCGACTCATCGATACCGCTCGCCAGACCTTCCATCATCATGTCGCCCACCCACGCCATTTTCTTGGACGGTGAATGAATGCCGAAGAAGTCAAGGATACCGTTCCAAAGATTGGATGCCCAGTTCGAAACCTTATCCCAGATCCAAGACGCAAGGCTCTTGATGCCTTCCCACAGTCCTTTGACCATGTTTGCGCCTATCTCCACGAACGAGCCGATGCCCTTGCCGAACGCTTCAACCAGGCCCGTGATGATTTGCGGCACCGCTTTGACCAGCTCCACGATAATCGTGGGAAGGTTGGCAATCAGCGAAGTGAACAGCGTAACGCCCGCCTCGATAAGTTGCGGTATGCTCCCGACAAGTGCTTCAATGATCGCAGAGATGATTTCGGGTATCGCTTCGACCACCTTGATGATGATATCCGGCAACGCCGCAACGAGCGATACGAGCAACGTAATGCCCGCCTCTATGATCTGCGGCACCGCATCAACGATTGCCTGGACAATACTCGTAATGATTTCGGGTATCGCCGCCACAATCGTTATGATGATATCCGGCAAGGCATCGACGAGCGCGGTCAACAGCTTGATGCCTGCATCGACGATCAAGGGTATCGCAGAGAGTATCGCGTCAATGATGCTTGATATGATTTGCGGTATCGCCGCCACTATCGCCTCGATGATCGTGGGCAACGCCGCGACCAATGCCGTGAAAAGCTGTATGCCAGTGTCAATGATCTGCGGTATCGCTTCGAGCAGGAAATCTATGACCGCCTGTATAAGTTCTGGAAGCGCCTCGATGATGATTGGTATCGCGTCAAGGATACCTTGCGCCAGGCCCATGATAAGCTCCAGCACCGCATCCAGCAAGGTCGGAAGATTGTCGATAAGCGTTTTTGCCACCTGCACGACCGCTTTGACGACGGCAGGCAATAGTTTCGGTAACGCTTTCGTAATCCCGTTTGCGAGGGTAACGATGGCTTGCGCGGCAACGCTTACGAGCCTCGGCAATTGCGCAAGTATCCCGTCCACAAGCGTAAGCACCAACTGCAGCGCACCGTCTACGATCTGTGGCAACGCCGATATAAGCCCGTCCAGAATCGCAAGCACCATTTCCGCGCCCGCATTGACAAGGATCGGAAGGTTATCAACGATCGCTTTCCCCAGACCTTTCAAGAGCGAGCCGACAAACCCAAACGCCGTAGGCAGGTATTCGATGAGCGTGTCCGTCACCTTCTGCATCGCATCGCCGATCACAACGCTTATTTGGTCGAAATCGCCGTTCGCTTCATTGATGCCTTCGGCAAGCGTGGACAGCGCATCCGTTATTCCCGAAGATAACGCGCTAACCGTCGGCAAGAACACGCCGGAGATAGCGCGCTTTGTCCCGCGCAATGCGGCTTCGAGGTTGTTGTACTTGACCTTATTGATGTTCTCAAGACTGTCACCGACTTCCAGCGTTACCGAGTTCATCCCGGCAAGCACGGGCAAGACATTCGATTCCAAGTCCTCGTACATGGTTCCAAACAGCGCAACGCCCGCCTGGTTCTTGAGAATGGGATCTTCCATGCTCTCAAGCGCGGCGACCACTTCATAGAACGCGTTCCGTGCCGTTTCGCCGCCCTGGGCAAACGCCGCAGTCATTGCATCCGCGTCCAAGCCGAGCGTGGCGAACGCCTCTTTCGATGTATCGCTACCGTCTTTGGCACGGATATTGAATTCCTTGACCGCATCGCCGACTTTATCGATACTGAACACGCCCGCATTCGCGCCGTTGACAAGGCTCGCGAGAAACTCGTCCGCCGACAGGCCGAGTGCCGCGTACTGCGCAGAGTATTCATTAAGAACATCCATCAAGTCGCCGTTCTTGTCCGCACCGTTCTGCGCACCGTAGGCGATGATGTTATACGCTTCCTCGGCAGAGATGCCGAAGTTCTTCATAAGAGCCGCCGCCGCACGAGCAGACTCGGAAAGCTCGAACCCGAAGGTATCCCTCAGCGCGAACCCAGACTCCGTCGCTTTCTGCAGTTCATCGCCTACAAGTCCCGTCGCCCTCTGCACCGCCGACAGACCGTTCGCCACATCCTCAAGACTGTCGCCGAAGTTGTTTGAATACACCTTCTGCGCGACCTCGCCGAGTTCGGCAAGCTCTGTTTCCGTTGCACCCGTCGATGCCCCGATCTGGTTGATGGCTTTGTTATACTCATCACCGAGCTTGACGAGCTGAACACCCGTTGCGACAGCCGCCGCGCCAATCGCCGCAACTGCCGCCGCCAACGCAGCACCCATCCCCTTTGCGATACTGCCGATCTTGGAGAACTTACCCCCGGCGTCTTCGGCTTTATCGCCGCTGTCTTCCAAAGAATCGCTGAGGTCGTCGGCATCGTCCGCAGCATCACTCATGGCTTTGCCGTGCTGTTCGATGGCTTCGGTGTTCTCTTTCAGCTCACGCTCCATATTGTTGAGCGTAGCTTTTGCGTTATTGAGCTGGATCTGCCACGACTGGGTGCGTCTGTCGTTTTCTCCGAACGAGTCGCTCGCGTTCCGCAACGCCCTTTCGAGCGTTTCAACCTTCTTGCGTTGCGCCTCTATCTCTTTGGTCAGCACGCCGTTCTTCGCGGTAAGGCTTTCAATGGAGGTGGAATTCTTATCGAACGCCGAATCGACCAGCTTCATTTCCGAGCCTAAAACCTTGAATTGCGAGTTGATTTCAGCAAGTGCTTTCTTGAACTCGCGTTCGCCTTCCAGCCCTATCTTCAAGCCGAAGTTATCAGCCATATCCCACCTCCTTCTTAGATTCCATACGGAACAATATCGTCTATCGTCCGCTCAATTTTCGGTTTCGCCATACCGTTGGACTGTCTGTGACACTCAAAGAGGTCTAAAAGCAAACCAAACGGCATCAGCCACACCTCCGTGTAGCTCAAATGCAGTTGCGCCAGTCCGAAATACAAAAGCCGAGTAAACAACTCCTCGTCACTTACTCGACTTTCGCGTTTTTTGGGCCGTTCTCCTCGCTCACGACATTGCGTTTCGTGCCTTTATACAGAGCCTCGGAGATCGCCGTCTTAAACCCCGCAAGATCGAACGGCGAGGTCAAAAGCTCGACCTCTTCCTCCGTCAAAAGTTCCTGCCGCGCGTCCTTATGCACGAGGTTATGGATGAGAATGCTCTGATTGGCGAGCAAGGTGATGAGCCACACGATCTCGTTGATCGCCATCTCGAAGTTCTCGCTCTTCATGAGCTTGTCGCCCAGATTCTCCAACCCGCCGTAACGCCCGGCGATTTCCTTTGTCGCTTTGGTCGTGAGCAGCAACTCGTAGTCGTTCCCGCCGATAGTTATGACGGCACTTCTTTCATTTGCCATTTATGCGCCCTCCCTATCATTCGCTCTGGTACGAAGGCTCGTACACGGCATCGTACCAGCTCTCGATAGTCGTTTCCGTTCCCGTTGTACCTTCCGTAACCTCAACCTTCCAGGGGTGCTTGCCGTTCGCATCAGGTTTATTGCGGCGAAGAACCGTGCCTTCTATGGTGGGCGTGGAAAACGTGATGCTGTCGCCTTTGGTCGCAAGGTTGGTCGCGGGAATACCGAAGATAACGCGGTACAACCAAAAGTAGCGGTACTTACCGTTCGACTTCTTCGCACGAAACCCGACCGCGACAGGCGAACCGCCGTCCTCGGAAGCGGAAACCAGCACCTTGTTCTGGTCGATGGTCGCGCCCGTGAGGTCGGACGCCACCTCCGCGCCGATATCATCAATGCCGAGCGAGAGCGTTCCAGACTTAAACTCCTTCACCACTTCCGATGCGCCATCGTCCGCATAAAGCGTTGCCTCGGCAAGCTCCACCGACAGGTCTGCCGACATTGCTTTTGCAAGCTGAACGGGTGCTTCGTAGGTCTCTTCCCCATTCTCGCCTTCGGTAATTTTGGCGTAGTACAGTTTATCCAGACCGATTGTTGCCATTATAGTTAATCCTCCAATTCATAGTTTTTCTGGGCATCCACGACATAGTGATGATACCCCGTTTCGGTTTCATAACCGATGTACCTTCGGTCGGTAATGGTGAACTCCGCACCGACCAGTGCCTTGACTATCTTGTTTTTGATAGCGATATAGTTGCCCCTCGAATACACGGACACCCGCGCCTCCTGTACGTCCTCGTGCGGCGTATTGTCCGCATGATACCCGAACCCGTCCGACAGCGGTACAATGACGAGATACGCATCCGGCGCGATCCCCGAAAACACGCCCGTTTCCACAGGTATGCCCAAACCGCCCAGTACGCCGTTGAGTTCTTCAAAGATATTCATAGTTTCCCGATCTCCTCTTCCAGCGTCTTTATCATCCTCTGCTTACACTCGCTTGCCGCCGCCGTCTTAGCGGGTTTCAAGAACGGTCTTGCGGGTTGGCCATGCCTGCCGTATTCGAGGATATTCGCTATCTTCGCGTTGCTGTCCCCGTCCGAGCGCGGCTCGGCAAACCCGACCTTGATATTGCTGTTCCCGTCCCTGTCCACCAGCACGGGCGTTAAGCCGAGCGATGCTTGCAGTTCGCCCGTAGAGCGGCTGTCTTCGCCTTGACCGACGACACTTGCGAGGTTCTCGCGTACTTTGTCGAGCATGACCTCACCGCCCGCTTGTAAGGCTTTCTCCGCGATCTCGTCCGATCTCTTGCCAAGCCTTGAGAGCTTGACGAGGAACTCGTCGGGCAGTTCCACCGTGCATTTAGCCATTCTCCGCCTCCACGCGCTTTGCCATGACCTCGACGTACAGGCCGCGGCTTCGTACATCCTCTATGGATGTGACCTCGAACCTGCCTTTGTCGTTCACGATAAAATCCCCGACCTTGACTTCCACACCTGGGATACGCCGAAATCGGAACAGATCGGTCGCGGTCGAGAAGGTGGCAAGGTTCGCCCACTTGACTGAACCGTGCCGACCTTCTTGATACACGCGCACCGAGGCAAGGATGACTTCCTCGACCTTATCAAACCCGTCTTTGTCTTTCGTATGCACCCGGCGCACGATATCCGCAAAGCCGTTCATTTTCCCGAAACTCATACATTCCACCTCCTGTCCAGGCGCAAAAGCAAGTTGACTGTATTCCAGACCTGTTGTCCCGCCTGCACGTTATCCGCGAAGAACCCGCCCGTAGAGCCATCCCTACTCTCGTAGAAATGGCTCGCAAGCATGATGACCGCCTGTTCAGTCGTGGGCGGCATTGCGTTTTCGGAATAATAGCCTTCCGTCACGTGCTGGTAACTCTCGGCATACGCCACGGCTGCGGTGATGTAACCTTTGAGGAGTTCATCATCCTCCGAGTGTTCGAGTATGAGGTTCTTCTTAACCTTGCTTAAAAGTTCGTCCATCACCGCTCACCTCCGCATCAGTCTGCCGCCTTCATCTTGAGCAGCTTGATGGCTTCGGGCAAAACGAGTTTGCCGTCCACACGCTCCCTCGCAAGGAACGCTACCATGCCGTTGCCCGCGAACAGTTCCTTGAGCTGGTCGAAAGTACGAACGCCACGGTCGCCGATGTTGTAATACTTGAAATCGCCGAACGCGAGTGCTGCCTTGCCCGCCTCGATTGCGGGGAAGTACGGCGAGGTGTACACGGGATAACCGAGCAGTCTGTCGGGTTCGCCTTCGCGGAACGAGGGCTGCCAGATGTACGCGCCGTTGTTGTCCTTGAGCTTGCGGATGGCGAGCAGGGTCTGATCGTTGCACATGAACTTGGCGTTCTTCCTGTACGGACGCTTGAGCGAATACACGAGCGCGAGGATCTCGTCCGCCGTGATAGCCGTAGCAGATGCCGCCGTTACGCCGACCTCCGCGCCGCCCGTTGCCGCAAGGAAACCGAGAGGCTTGCCCGTGCCATCGCCGTTGATGAATGCGTCCTCTTCCGAATTGGCAAGTGCCTCGCCGAACTTGCGGATGATATAGCTTTCGAGGTCGAACGCGCTGTCGTACAGAAGCTCGTCCGTGACCTTGATGGCGACATGGAGTTTATGCGCGTCGAGGATGATCTGCGAGAAAGTCGCGTCGCCAAACTGGAGCGCACCGCCTTCCTCGATCCACGCCGCTGCGGGTGCGGTATCCGCGATATTGATCTTATGCTCGCCGCTCGTTGTGATCTCCGTTGCGAGGTTACGCATCACGTTCTCTTCCTTGAGAACTTCGATGATGCGCCTGTCATACTCTTCGGGTACGAGATACCCGCCCGATGCGTCCACGCCTTCCTGCAGTTCGTTGCTGATGCGATGGAAGTTCGAACGCAGCGCCTCCAGCACCGCTTTCTTATACGCATCGCTGGCTCTGCCTTTCTTGACGTCCTCCGTCTGGGGCATGGGCTTGGACGTGAGCGGCGCGGATACGGGCTTTTCCATTTCTTTCTCCATCTCTTCCCTGCGCTGCATACGCTGGATCTCGGCGGTCATTGCTTTGAACTGACCTTCCATATCCGCATATGCGGCATCGTCCTCTTTGGACAGAAGTCCGTTCTCGTTCTTATGCGATTCGAGGAACTTGTCCATCGTGTTCAGAAGGACTTTGCGCTTTGCAACCATTTCATTGATAGTCATATTGTTTCTCCTCCTTAGATGACTTCCTTGATTTGTTTGATGATGTTCCGAAGCTCTGCCACCGACCTGCCTTCTTCATTCGGCTTGGTCGAGACGAGCTTGTTCAAGAGTGCGTTGTCACACTCCCTGCGTGAAAAATCGAACGCCACGTCCACAGCGGGCGGCGCGTTCCCTTCCAGCAGTCCGTCACAGAACCCCAGTTCGATTGCGCGTTTCGCGTTCATCCATGTCTCCTCGTCCATGAGATGCGCGAGCTTTGCCCTGGAAAGTCCCGTTTTGATCTCGTAGGCATTGATGATGGATTCCTTCACCTCGGCGAGCATATCGATGGCTTTCTGCATTTCTGCCGTGTCCCCGAACGCTGCCGTGATCGGGTTATGGATCATCAGCATCGCCGTAGGTGCCATAAGCACCTTCGTCCCCGCCATTGCGATGACGGATGCCGCGCTTGCCGCCAAGCCGTCCACCTTGACCGTGACGTCACCGGGATAGTCCATGAGCATCGCATAGATCTGGCTCGCCGCGATGCAGTCGCCGCCGGGCGAGTTGATCCAGACGGTGATCGGGCCTTTGCCTTGCATGAGTTCGTCCTTGAACATCCTGGGCGTGATATCGTCATCGAACCAGCTCTCTTCTGCTATCGTTCCGTATAGCTCAAGGACTCGTTCGGCGGGCGGTTCTGCGTCCGTGCTTGGTGTCGGAAGCTGATTCTTCCACTTCCAAAACTTCCTCATCCTGTTCCGTTTCCTCCTTGTCAGTTTCTTTTTCCGCATAAGCCCCCGAGTTCTGCATCGGGAGCATACTGCCGTTGATAAGATACAAATCACCGCCTTCCTCGGCGGGGATCTTGTCCATGTTCTCCAGTTCCCGGATATCGTTTGCACTCATCCAACCGTTCTGCCGCGCTGTCGCGTAACCGTTCATGCGGCTTTGGTAATCACCGCGAAGCAAACCCTCAACGCTGAACTTGAAGAACAAGGTCTTTTTCTCTTCGTCCGTAAACAGAATACGCGAGAGCGATTGCTCCCAACGTATCACCCACGGATCGAGCGTGTATTTCACGAACTCCAGCGACTGTTGCTCGATATTGGAAAAACTCGATTTCTCCAAATCCCCGACCATGTGCGGCGGGACACGGAAAATACGCGCTATTTCGTTTATCTGGAACTTCCGTGTTTCCAGGAATTGCGCCTGCTCCGGCGAGATGGAGATGGGCGTGTATTTCATGCCCTCTTCCAGTACCGCGACCTTGTTCGAGTTTGCCGAACCACCGAACTGGCTCTGCCAGGCATCGCGCACCTTCTGCGGGTCTTTGATAACGCCCGGATGCTCCAATACCCCGCTCGGTGCGGCACCGTTCGCAAAGAACTTTGCACCGTATTCCTCACACGCAATCGCCATGCCGATGGCGTTCTTCGCCATTGCTATGGGCGAGTACCCGACAAGACCGTCAAAACCGAGTCCGGGGATGTGTAGCACGTCATACGGCGTGAGCCGCACGGTCGTGTTTTTCATCGTCCCAGCCTCGTCCGAACTGTGCGAGTATTCGTAGTAGAGCTTGCCGTGTTCGTCGCGGTCGACGCGCATCTTGTTCGGCATCAACGGATACAACGCCATGATCTCGCCCTTGCCGTTGCGGATGATCTGCGCGTATGCGTTCCCCCACAACAGCAGATGCGTCATCAGCGTTTCGCGGAACACGAACGAACTCATCTCCGGGTTCGGCTCGTCATGCAAAAGTCGATACAGCGGATGATCTATCGCCTTTTCCTTACCGCCACCGTCTTTGTACCTATAAAGATGCAACGGCAATCCCGCCACAGCTTCAGACAGGATACGCACACAGGAATACACCGCCGTCATCTGCATTGCGCTCCGCTCGGTCACGACCTTGCCGCTTGTCGAACCGCCGAGAAAGAACGTGAACGCGCCGCCCGCCGTGCGGTTCTGTGGCTTATCCCTCGCCTTAAATAGGAACGAGAAAAGTCCCATCTATTGAATCCTCCTCAAAAATTGGCATAAGAAAAGCACCTACCCGCTTGGGATAGATGCTTGGTGTTGCGGAATTCTTCAAATGAAGAGTATTCCGCGCGTATCGTACACGGACTCCGATGTATCGTTGCCGCAGCGAATGGCTCTGTCCAAAGCCATGATTGTTGCGACCGCGCCGTCTATCTTTTCCGTGGATTTTTCTTTGTCCGGCTTGATGTTGCCCGCGGGGTCTGTTCGGATATAGATGTTATCCATCATCCAATGCAGCACGGGGTGGCCGTTGTGCGCTATCTTCTGTTCCAGCACGAGTTTCATCAGTTCCTTTGTCGGCGGGGACATATCCTTGAACCCCTGTCCGAACGGCACGACCGTAAACCCCATGCCTTCGAGGTTCTGCACCATCTGCACCGCGCCCCATCTGTCGAACGCTATCTCGCGGATATGGTATTTCTCGCCCAGCCGCTCGATGAACTTTTCGATGTAGCCGTAATGCACCACGTTACCTTCGGTCGTTTCCAGATACCCCTGCCGTTGCCACAAATCGTAGGGAACGTGGTCGCGGTTTACACGCAACGTGATGTTCTCTTCGGGTATCCAGAAATACGGCAGAATGATGTATTTTCCGTTCTCGTCCTCCGGCGGGAACACCAGCACAAACGCCGTAATATCCGTTGACGAGGAAAGGTCAAGCCCGCCGTAGCAAATGCGCCCTTCCAGCTCTTCCTCATCGATTGCGACTTGGCATTTGTCCCACTTCTCCATCGGCATCCAACGCAACGCCTGTTTCACCCACTGGTTCAAGCGTAGCTGGCGAAACGAGTTCTCCTCTGCCGGGTTCTGCTTTGCCGATTCGCAGGCCGCTTTGACCTTGTCCAGTCCTACCGTTATGCCGAGCGATGGGTTCGCCTTCTTCCACACGGCGGGACTCGTCCAATCATCCCCTTCGTCTGCGCCGTAGATGACGGGATAGAACGTGGGGTCGATTTTCCTGCCTTCGAGTATATCTTTCGCCTTCTGGTGCGTTTCGTAGCAGATGGAATGTGTATCCGTTCCCGCTGTGGTGATCAGGAAGTATAGCGGTTGCATTCGGGCATCGCCGGAGCCTTTGGTCATGACATCGAACAGCTTTCTGTTCGGCTGCGTGTGTAGCTCGTCAAAGACCACGCCGTGGATATTGAACCCGTGCTTACTGTACGCCTCCGCCGAAAGCACCTGGTAAAAGCTGTTCGTTGGCGAATATATGATGCGCTTTGTCGCCGAAAGTATCTTCACCCTTCGATTGAGCGCGGGACACATACGCACCATGTCCGCCGCGACCTCGAACACGATAGATGCCTGTTGCCTGTCCGCCGCACAGCCGTACACCTCGGCGCGTTCCTCGCCATCACCGCAAGTGAGTAGCAACGCGACCGCCGCCGCAAGCTCCGACTTACCCTGCTTTTTCGGTATCTCGATGTACGCCGTATTGAATTGGCGGTAGCCGTTCGGCTTTAGGATACCGAATATGTCGCGGATAATACGTTCCTGCCAATCGATAAGCTCGAACGGCTTGCCCGCCCACGTGCCTTTCGTGTGGCAGAGACATTCAATGAAGTTCACGGCATAGTCCGCCGCCGCTTTGTTATAGACCGAGTCCTTTGCCTTGAACTTGGTCGGTGTGTATTTTTTGAGCTTTCTGATGCCGCTCACCTCCCTGTAAATTTCTCACCATAGTCACTATACACGAAGCGGTTATAGTTTATTCATAGGTTTTGTAGCCGATTAATTCTCTTAAAACACACAGCCGTTTACACTATATAGTTGCCGAAAACCGCGATATTTTGCCGAATTTTGCCCATTTATGGCGAAATATCCGTCTATGGAGCGTATATTCCGCTTACGCCTCCCTGTAAAACCGCCCGACAATCCCTGTAAAAGTCTCACCGATAGTGTCTCTACACACTATCCAGACACTATCCGATCCTGTAAATACAGCGAAAAATGCCGAATTATGCGCCATATAGCCGATTATTGTCGAATATTTGCGCATTTACAGGCGGTGTGTTCACTATAGCCGCTCTATTTTAGAGGTTTTAGAGGTTTTTGACTCGGCATTTACAGGGATTTACAGGAGTATAGATAGTGTGTATAGACCTCTAAAATCCCCATCTCTCGCCGTATATTGCCGATTTCGAGCGTATTTTGCCGTATTTTGCCGAATTTCGTCCACTATATAGTGTGTGGCAAAGACACTATATACGCACCCAAGCAAAACTTTAAGACGCTCACTGCCCCCTCTAAACCTCTTAAAAACACACCCCGTGGGCGGACTGCCGCCGTCAATCTTGCATATCTTTGTAACGAAAAAAGACCGCCTATTATTAAGCAGTCTTTTTGTCGGTTGTTGTCGAATGTTGTCGTTTAGTTGTTTTCCGTCTGGTTCACCGTATGCAGAACCGCAACGATGTCCTCTATCTCCCGTTCGGGCAGGCCAATGCTTTCAAGTGCCTCCCTCGTGCCGCATTCGGGGCAGACGAGAGTCGTGTTGTCCAGTCTTGACAGCGCGGGTGCGCCAGTATACTCCTTGCCGCATTTCGGGCAGATGGTTTTGATGACTTCTTTCATTATCGTTTATCTCCTTTGACTTGATTTTTCGAGTGCTTTGCGTAAATGTTCGATCTTGAATCCGAAATTCCTGTACCCTTCCGCGCAAGTGCGGACATAGTACAGGCTCGGCTCACCAAGCGGTCTGTCCTCGTGCATGATGTAGACGAATGCGTTTATTTTGCGCCGATTGCCGTCCCAATCCCTGAGCCAGACCTCGATGTCCTTTTTGTAGTAAAAGTTCGGATACCCTTCGTAGATGTCGAGTCTCCGTTCCTCTGCCTCGTTCACTTCCCACACACCTACGGGAACATACTCGTTTTCGTTCTTTTCAATCGTGAGGTAGGAGCCTGTCTTGCTACCCTTAAAGAGTAGCTCATATCCCTTAATGACCGCCGTGCCGATAGGTGTCGCTTTCGGACACCTATACTGCATCTGGTCGAGGTTGAGGTTGCTGCCGTATGCGAGGTAATATCTCATCTCCGTCACCCCCCCCTTAGCAAGCCCTTGTGCCGCTTCTGAAAGCCGCATCGCCGCGAAGGTTGCGGGTGAGGATTTCCCTTGCCGTTGCGAACTCATCGCCGATGAACCCAAGCCTTAAAAGCCATGTGCGCATCGCGTACTTCGGATTCTCGTTCTGCTGGGGACGGCTGCTCGCTTTGCTCACCTCTTTCGCCATTTCGGAAAGAGCGAGGCAGAGCTGGATGTAGCTTTTGAGCTGTCCTGCGTGGATGCCGCCTTTCTTGCTATCCGAAGGGTTGTCGAACTGGAAAAGCCTGAACTCTATCGTGCCTTTCGTGAAGGTCGCGTGGAGGTTGGTCATGTGGTAGCGCGAACCGTTGTAGTGTGAACTTCTTGAACGGTAGCCATCGCTCTGGGTGTTGTACCAAATGTCCGCGAGTGCCGACATCGAAGTGGGTCTCTTTCTGTTGACCTCTTTTAAGAACTTTGAGTCTACCATCTTGCAATAAGTGCTGATGCGGTAGCTGTCGAGTTTCAAGCTCTCTTTGAGGAGCGGCTCGTGGCTTGCCATGATGTTGACAAGGTTGCGAAGTGTTTTTGCCGTGTGTCCGTTCGCACCGATGTGGATGTGAACGCCGCAACCGTGGTTGGGGTTGGAAACCGCACCAGCGTGGCGGAGCTGCCTGGCTATCTCCTGCAAGTCCTCAATGTCCTCGTATTTAAGGATGGGCGTTGCAAGCTCGGCTTTCTCCTCGTCCCTGTCGGCGCGGATGCTAACATCGCGCGTTATCGTCCATCTCCTGTTCTGGTTGTCAAGGCAGCTCCAGGCATCGTAGCTCCCGCCATCGTGGCGGACCGTGTTGCCCGTTCCGAAGTAGTTTGCAACCACCTTGATTGCCTTCTGGCGGGTTATGTCAGCCATCTCGATCTCAACGCCGATGGTCTGCTTTTTCATACCTTCGATTTGCCTTTGTGTGTTCTTCATTTTGAGGTGTCCTCCGTTCTTAATTGTAGGTGTATATTACCTCTAAAACACACATATATCCAGTCTATTTGCGCCGATATCCGATAATAAATATTTATTTTTTTGATATTTTTTCGGGCTATTTTTTGGCTGATTTTTCGTCCAAACAGAGCGTATTTCCAGCCATCAAATCAAGGTAAATTTCGAGGTATCGTTCCTGCTCCGCACCCTCGGAATTGAGCATACAGTCCACATAAAAAGCAATGGGAATTTACAAGTATTCCGTTGTCGTAAAAGAGTTCGGCGACGCTTTTCTGATAAGCGAGCGTGCGTTGCTCGGACGCGCTGTCGATAAGTGCCGAAAGTCTGCCTTTGCCGTCCCTTGCCCAGCCGAGACTGTCCGCAAGTTCAAAAATCTTTTTGACGTGATGGTTAATGTCCTTTCCCGCCTCGTAATGCTCGCCCACGACGTAAATCACGCCGTCGCCGTCCACCGCGTAAAAGTGGCACGACAGCGGGTTTTTAAGCCCCGGGTCGATTGAAATATTGCACTGCCACTCGCGCGGGACGGGAAACGGGTCGATAACGTGCACGTTCTCGTCGAATTCAGAATACACAAGCCCGCCTTCCGACTTGAATCTGCCGAAACGACGCGATTCCTGCAAGTCGTCGGACGTCGAGGCGATAAGTTTTTCGACCTCGTTTTCGTCAAGGTACGGGTTGTCTTTCCACTCCATCTGCTCATACCATATTTCGGGATTTTGACGGACGTTCAGATATATCTCGTCGTACACCCACGTCAGACCTTTCAGCGGCGTCATCGTGCAATAAATCTCGCCGCACCTGTCAAGGACGCGCATCACACATTCTTCGTAAATATCTTTCGGCGGTTCTTCGTCAAACCACACGAAATCGAGGCTCGCGCCCTGAAATTTTTCGCGCCCCTGGTCCGCGCTTTTGAAAGAAAGACGGCTTGTCCCGCCAAACACGTTTTTGACGACGATGGTGTCGATGACGCCGTTTTTCAGGCTGTCTTTCCTGCCCTGCTGCATTACGACGTCCAAAATCCAGTCGGGCGAAAGATACGAAAGTATCTTTTGTTGCGCGACTTCCCTTTGCACCTCGTACGACACCGACACCACCCACCCCGTTACGTCGGGCTTATTCTTTTTATAGGGGTGGATTCCGCGAAGCAGCCAGACCGTTTCGACCGCTCCGCACTCGGTTTTTCCCGTTCTGTTTCCGCCGAAAACCCAGCGATTTTTCTTGTCGCACTTATGAAACTCCATTTGTTTTTTATGCACGACCTCGCCCGTGTTGTAGTTGACGAGGCGGTCAAGACCGCGCCTTTTCGACATCTCGTTTTCGATTGCGCGGACTTTTTTGATAATTTCGATTTGGTTTTCTTTCATTTTCCGGTGATAAAACACTTTATTTTTATTGAATAGTGTTATATAATTTAATGCGTATGGTTAATATTGTTAAAGGTGCGAATTTGAAAAAGTTAAGTATTCTTGTCATACTCTTGATATCCGTTACGTGTCTGACGTTTGCGTTCATGCCCGCAAGCGCGGTTTCTCACGCCGAAACGGACGGAACGTATCAGCCCGGCACATACCGCGTGAAAAACAACGTGTCACTTGACGTATACAATCGCCTTCAAAACGGCAACGAAGTCAAACTTTTCGAGATTCCTTCGACGTATTATTTCGACGTTACCGAAATCGACGGCGACGTTTTCTATATTAAATACAACGGGCTTGACGACCTTTACGTCAAAGACGCTTCGAACTTCGTTTCCCTGACCGACGCCGACAAAGAACCGCTTGGCGGTTTCACCATCGAACTTTCATTGTCAAGTGACGCTTCCTTTTTCGTAAAAGGCAAGTCGCGCTTCACTGAAAAAACTCTTACCCCATCGGAAGCCCCTGCAATCACGTTCATCGGCAAAGGCGAATACGACGGCACTTCCTGCATTTACGTCAGATGCGGCGGGGAATACGGATATATCCCCACAAGTTGTCTTAAAACGAAAGACGGCGGCGTTGCGATGACCGACTATATCATCGACTTGCACCCCAACTACCGCCCCACCGTCGTTCCCGACAAAACCGTTGAAAAGAAAGCGGCGGATCCCAACAAACTCACCCGCATTATTCTTATCGTCGGCATTGTCGTGCCTGCGCTTGTCATTGTGCTTTTGCTGTTCAAGCCTTCCAAAAAAGGTCGCTACGATTACGACAGAAACAGCACGATGAACGATTACGGCGCGTCGCCCTACGACCGCCCCCGCAGTCGTTACCGCGACGATTACGACGACGGCAGACGACGTGACGATTATCGCCGCGACAGACGCCCCGACGACGACTACGACGACGGATATTACGACAATCGTCGTTACTAATCCATCACGCCGTACTCGTTTGAGAGTCTGAAACAAGTTTCCTTGTAAATCATCAGATCGCCGAACTCTGCGGCGATTTTTTCTTGCGGAAATTTCAGGTATTCGAGTTGCGTCGTGAAACTTGTGATCGCCGTGTCGTACAGCCTGAAAACCTGTCTTATGGACACGTCGAGCTCGTCCGCCATTTCCTGAAAAGTCAGCCCTTTTATAAAGCGCATTATGATTACGCGCATATCTTCCGACACAAGCAGATTAAAGGCTTTGTCGATAAGAAGTTTCAGGTTGATAAGGCGGATTTTTTCGTCATTCATATCAATGATTTTTTCATAAGTTTTCATTGTTTCAGCCGCGCCGTACCCGTAAAAACTGCGGCTTGCGATTTTCAATACTTTCTTTTCGTTTCGTCGGATTTCTTCCGGGATTCTTTTGTACAATGTAAGTAAAATTTTGGTGTTAAGTGCGTCGTTCATACCTTTTCCTCCCGCTGACAAACACACTATACAACCCGAAAATTTGAAAAGTCAACGTTTTATGACATCGGCGAAAAGCGTCGAAAAACGTCGCAAAAAAGGACGAAAAGACAAGGTTTTTGTCATCTCTTTCAAGAAATTATAAAAAGTGCGAAAAAAAGCGCGGATTCCAAAAAATCCGCGCGAATGTCAAAATATAAAAAGTTTTGTCGAAAAGGTTCTTTTCTTAAAAATCAGTCGTCTTTTCTTAAAAGTTCGTCTTGCAGGTCGATACGCTCCGAAATGGGCGCGGTATTGACGATCGTGTAAGCGTCGGTGTAGTAACGCATACTCTTGCTTTCGTAATAAAACACAAGTTGCATAACGTGAATGTACGTCACGAGCATGGATCCGAGCACGAAAAACGCCACGCCGAATGTGATAAGCGTCATCAGCATCATAAGCGAGTATATGACGAAAATCACGATGCAGTTTGCGCCGAAAATTTTGCCGAAGTATTTTTTCATATAAGAAAAGCCGGTTTTAAGCGCGCCGAAATATTTTTTCTCTCCCCCGACGACCATTTCTGGGATAACGCCCGACGAAAACGTCAGACGAAGCGCGATAAGTACGACGGCACAAACAAGCGCAAGTGCGAATGCGAACACGCCGATGATCGGGAAAAACAGTTTCGTAACGCCGTAAATCGCAAAGAATATTGCAATATCCGTAACCATTGTGATTATCGTATGGAAAAACGCGTACTTGGCGCACAGCGAAAAGTTTTTCAATATATTACTCAAAAGCCCGTACGACATATTGCTGCTCATGAAATTGCTGATAACGTCGGAAATCGCGGGATAGCAAAATGACATCGCAAGCCTTATGAAAAACGAAACCACAACGACGGTTACCCAGAAAGCCGCCGTCGCGTTCGTGGCGTTCATAAGGTCTATTACCGTGTGATAAAAGGTTTTACCGCTTGCAATAACCTGCGAAAACGTCGTCTGTCCCCTTAAATAATCGGCGAAAGTATTTGTGACGGCGGTGAACGATTCGGTCGTTTCGGGGTTTTTGATAACCTCGTTGAATGTCGGCATAACCGCGCTTGCGGCGATTGCGATAACGATCGCGGTGACGACGAACAAATACAAAAAAACGCGATAATTTATGTTGAATTTTGAGAATAAAATGTTTATTGCGCTTCTTACTTCCAT